TCAGGAGACTATAGCCAAGTAGCAACATCAGGATACAATAGCCAAGTAGCAACATCAGGATACAATAGCAAAGTAGCAACATCAGGATACAATAGCAAAGTAGCAACATCAGGATACAATAGCCAAGTAGCAACATCAGGATACAATAGCAAAGTAGCAACATCAGGAAACAATAGCAAAGTAGCAACATCAGGAGACTATAGCAAAGTAGCAACATCAGGAGACTATAGCCAAGTAGCAACATCAGGAGACTATAGCAAAGTAGAAATAAAAGGAAACTATTCAGTAGGTATGTGTGCAGGATTGAATAGCGTGATAAAGGGATCTAAAGGGAACTGGATAACATTAGTAGAGTGGAAATATGATTACAACTTAGAAAAATATATTCCAGTATGTGTAAAATCAGCACAAATTGATGGAGAAAAATTGTTAGAAAATACATACTACACGCTCCACGATGGTGAGTTTGTTAGAATGGGAGGAAATGAATAAATGAAAGATATCCAAGATGCAGAAGTATTTGAAGAAAAAACACTAATAAAGCCAGAATTTAAGGAAGAGATTAAGGCTGAAATAAAAGGTATAGCAACAATTGAGGATAATATCAAAAAGGTAAAGGAATTTGCTATTAAAACAAAGGAGTATTATGCCAATTTAGTGTATACTGAACAAACTAAAAAAGATGCAGAAAGAGATAAAGCAGATATAAATAAATTTAAAAAACAAGTAGAAGATTCAAGAAAAAAAGTTATTTCTAAGTATAACGAACCTATAAAATTATTTGAAGATACGGCTAAAGAAACAGAAAGGCTGTTAAAAGAAACTTACAATTTAATTAATGCTCAGGTAAAGGAATTCGATGAGAAAGAACTGGAAAAAGTCAAAGCAAAGGTTGAGGCATATTTTGATGAATATGCACAAAGTAAAAAAGTTGACTTTGTTAAATTTGAAAATATGAATTTATCAATAACAAAGGGACTATTAACATCAACTAATAATTTAACTAAAAAAACTCAAGAACAAATAAATGAATTCATTGATAGATGCGCTAAAGATGTAGATTTGATTAACACATTAGAGCATAAAGAAGAAATTTTAATTGAGTATAAAAAGAATCTTAAGTCAGCTGAATCAATAGCAATGGTAATGGACAGATATAAGCAATTAGAAGACATGAAAAAAGAAAAAGAGTCAACAAAAGAACAGGTAATAAACGATGAAGAGATGCTAAAGAAAATAGATAGCTTATCCGCTCCAACAGTTAGTCTAGAAGAAGAAATAGTAGAAATGCCACTCAAAGTTAGAGGAACAAGAGCAGAACTAAAAGCACTAAAAGAATTTTTAAATAATGGAGGATATGATTATGAATAATAAACAAGAATTGATGAGAGCTCAACAAGAAGTAAAAAACAAATTAAATGCAATACCATTTGCAAGTTTTATAAATCAAAGCGTTATACAGGGCCGAATTGTTAAAACGATAGGTAGCGAAAGAGGTCATAGATTTATTACAGCAATAGTATCAGCGGTTAACAATAACAGTGCTTTAGCAGAATGTACTAATGATAGTATTTATTCTGGAGCCTTATTGGGTGAAAGTCTTAACCTAAGTCCAAGCCCTCAATTAGGCCATTATTATTTAGTTCCATTTAAAGACAAAGAAAAAGGAAAAGTAGCACAATTCCAGTTAGGATACAAGGGTTATTTACAACTCGCCATTAGAAGTGGCTACTATAAAAAAATAAATGTTCTAGATATTAAAGAAGGAGAGTTAATCAAGTATAATCCATTGGATGAGGAAATAGAGGTTAACCTAATTGAAGATGAAGAAAAAAGAGAAGAAGCAAAAACTGTTGGATATTATGCAATGTTTGAGTATACCAACGGTTTTAAGAAAACTTTGTATTGGTCAAAAAATAAAATGATAAAACATGCAAAGAAATATTCTAAGGGATATGTAGCAGATTTGGAAAAAGGTACAAAATATACTTTTTGGAGCAAGGACTTTGATGGAATGGCATTTAAAACTATGTTAAGACAGCTTATTTCTAAATGGGGAATAATGAGTATAGAGATGCAAAATGCATTTGAAAAAGATATGGCTGTAATTAATGAAGATGGCACCCCCGATTTTGTAGACAATGCAACTATTAATATTGAAGAACCTATTATAGAACAAAATGATGAAATAAAATCTGTTCAGGAGGCTGAAATAGTAAATAATAAAAAAATAAAGCAAGTTGGTATAAATGAACTATAAGATATTAAATAGTGGTTCAGATGGAAATTGCACACTAATAAATGACATTATAGCAATCGATATGGGAGTTAGTTATAAGCTACTAACTCCACATGTTGAAAAATTGAGACTGGTTCTCTTGACACACGTTCATTCAGACCACTTTAATAAAGCCACAATCCGAAGATTAGCAAAAGATAGACCGACAATAAGGTTTGGATGTTGTGAATGGTTGGTACAAGAATTAATTGATTGTGGTGTAGATAAAAGAAATATTGATGTTTATATTCTAAATAAGCAAGCTGTTTATAATAATAATTTAAAGGTTAAACCAGTAAAACTTTATCATGATGTGCCACAATGTGGTTACAAAATAGAAGTTGCTCAATACAAGGTGTTTTATGCAACCGATACAAGAACTTTAGAGGGTATAAAAGCCATTAATTATGATTATTACTTTGTAGAAGCTAATTATGTAAACGATGATGAGTTACACAATAGAGCATACAACGATTATTATGAAAACAGAGTCAAAAATACACATTTAAGTCAAGAACAAGCAACAGATTGGTTATTAGAAAATAGGGGATTAAATTCAGTTTATAAATTTATGCACCAACATAAGGAGAAAAATAATGGAAAGAAAGTTATCTGAAAACGAGAAACAATCAATAGAAATGTGTGAACATGCATGTGAAATATTGAGAAGAAAAAACATACCACATAAAGTTTGTAAAAAAACTATAGGACACATTAATTTATTAGGATATGTACGAGGAAAAACAAAATTAAAACCAATAATGAGCTTTTGGGCAAGAACAGGTAAATATGTGTTTTTAATAGAACCAAAGGGATTAATAAAAAGTAGAGATAGCCGTGGTTTAAATAATTGTATTCTATCATATGAAAATTTCATCAAATTAGAAAATGAAGAGTTGGAGATAATTTAATGTTAGAACAATTAAAGCAAGATATAGAGCAATATCAGGGTGCTATGGAAGACTTTTATAGTCTTATTCCAGAAGATATAGAAAGCGCATATCAATTGGCTATGGTATTTATGCAACTTGCTAATAGATGGGCAGAAGTTCAACTAAATGCTAATAAATATTGTACTGATTTAGGTGTTACAAGAACAGCATTTAAAGACTATGCATATCAAAAATATAGATTATCGTCAAAAGCACATGAATTTTGTAGAGTGGTTTGGAGACAGGGTAAAGAGGAATTTAAAAACAGTTTTAATAAAGAAATATAGGAGGAATAAAAATGTTTAATAGAAATGAAGAAAGAAAGGTTAAAGAATTTAAAGGAACAACAATATACTTAACGAAATATGATGATTTAAGTGTAGAAGAATATCTAGATAGAATTGTAAGAAGTGTTGAAAGATATGAAAAGCAAACGGGAACAATGCCCCAAAAATTAAAGTTGGGTTATAGCAACTACGAAAGAATCTTAAAACATAATAAAAATTTAATTGAAAAGAAGAATGATAAGTATTATACATTCGGAGTTGAAATTGAAATTTAATCTAAAGGTGAGAATATGAAAATTTTAATTATATACGCAATAGTAATAACAGTACTATATATCAGGAAAAATGAATCTAACAAAACTAACTATAGTAATTATCAAAATTGTCTAAGAGCCTTGGCTGAACACGATCCAGAATTAAAGAAGTATATTGAAAATAAATAGGAGAAATAAGAATATGGATAATAGAACAATAGAAGAAGTTAGAAAAAATGAAACTAAACTTATAAATGAAATTAAAGTACTAGAACAACAATGTAAAAAGCAAAAAGAAGTAATTGATAAAGCAATAGCATTTTATGAAAACAATAAACAAGAATGTGTTATAGGAAGAACTGTAGAAGGAAAATTAAGAAAAGATTATTATCTTCCTGCACACTTAAGTAAGACATTAATTGATATATTAAAAGAGGTGTCAGAATGAATAAGATAAAAATAGATAATTATTATAAATCTGAAAGCAAAACATTAAGACTTGATGAATTAGACTATACTATAATACCAAATAGTGATATTAAACCATTGTTAGACAAATTACAACAAGAAAACGAACAACTAAAAATGATAGTTAATGAATATGAAAGGCTAAATAAAGGTTTTAAAATAACTAATGTTCAGAAATATAATGTAGACGAATTGTTAAGTTACCAAAAATATAAAGATAATTGGAATAAGTTAAAAGAATATATAAGAAAAAATATAATTTATGATGATGTTGGAATGAAAATATTAGACCCAAGTCCACTAGAAGATTATATGCAAGAACTAGAACAAGGGAGTGATAGTGATGTTTAAAGAATTAGAAGTAATTCATGAATTAGCAGGTATAGCAGCAATACTTGATATAAAAATAGATTATGTTATTGATACAGAAAACAATAGAGAATATCTAGTATGTGATGATACTAAGATATGTACAAATGGGACAAGCATAAGTGGTATTAGAGAAGAATTTTTTGGATATGTATTTTTAAAAGAATGGAGAAACAGGTATTTAGGTTCTTTTGATAAACAAACAAGAAATTATATAAGGCAATATTGGTATGATGATAATTTCAAACAACCATATTTAAAAGCAGGTAGGTGATAGTAATGAATAAAGCGAAGTTTATTGAAATCTTATTAGATGAAAACAAACAGCTAAAAACTAATTGGAATAAATTAAAAGAATATATAACCGAAGCAAATGAAGATTTATATTGGACAAATAATTATGACGATATATTACATGTGATGCAAGAACTAGAACAAGGAAGTGATAGTAATGAATAAATTAACAAACGAAGAATTGAACAAACAATTATTAAAATTAGTGAAAGAATATCCTGCGTTGCCGGTAGTATTCTTTTGCGACAGTGAAGATATATGTGATGATTATAGTTATACTTTTATGAAATTTAGGAGAGTAGAAAAAGGTGTTATTTATGAAAGTGATATAAACGATATTATCTATACTTCCGAAGATGATTATGTAGAAGATTTATGTGATTATTTTGCTGATGATATTAGATATGTAAATTTAACTGATGTAGAATATGAAAAAGAAATGCAAAAAGAGGCAGAAAGAGTACCACATTATGAGGCAATTATTATTTATGCTGACGCTTAGAAAGAGGAGATAAAAATGTTTAAAACAATAGAATATAAATTAAAATTAACACCATATAAAATAGACGAAGTCTTAATAAATGACTTTTATTATATTAACAGTGAATGTATACCTAGAACAAACGAAATAATTGAAAAAATTAGAATTCAAGTAGAAGATGACAATGAAAAAATGAATGATTATTTACTTAAAGTAAAAATTCGAGAAGTTCATTATGAATTGTTTGAAGATGATTCGGCAATGCCAGTTCTTTATGGAGATGTAATAGAAATTAAGAAAGTAGAGAGTGATGAGTAAATGGGATGCATACTTAGAATAATAAACTATGACGGAGATATCGAAATAGCTCTATACAAAAGGGCAAATTCAATATTTAAAACTGGTGAATATAATGAAACGGAAGATGTTTGTATTCATAAAGAAACAATTAATATTTTCAACTTATTAAAAGAAATTCAGAAATTAAAGAAACAACTTGAAGAATATAAAAATAAATATATAAAAAGATTTGAAAAACTTGGAAAACAGATAGTTGATATTGGTACTTTTACTCCAAGCCAAGTAAGAGAAGTATTGCAATCGATAAAATATGGTAATAACCTAGATGAAATAATGAATAAAATATCAGATGTATCTGAAAAGAATGTATCTGATATATATAAAATAATTGAAGAAGACAAGAAAATAGAATATGAGCAAATAGAAGAATTAACTTGTAATGAATATGATTTTGAAAAGAAAACTATTAATTCATTAATAAAAAATCAAAGGAAATTAATTGATGAAATTAACAAGTTAAAGGAGGATGATAAGTAATGAATAGAGAAATAAAATTTAGGATATGGTCAAAAGAAAAAAATCAAATGATACAAGATGTACATATTTGCCCATCATATGGATGGTTAGTTATGTCTGATAATGATGTGCTTGAAGAAATATATGGTAGAGTTTCGGAAGAAGAGTTAATTTGGATGCAATATACAGGTCTGATGGATAAAAATGGTGTAGAAGTTTATGAAGGTGATAAAGTTATGTTTGATTATGAGTGGACTACTCCTGATGAAATTGGTGTTGTAACTTGGAATAAAGATACAGCTAGTTTTCAAATAAAAGGTCATATTCCTAGTTCTTCTATGAAACATTTAGATAGAATGAAAGTAATAGGAAATATTTACGAATAATAAATTAATGTTCGGTTGGGAAAGGAAAAAAATGACATTAAAGGAAGTAAATTATGAAGTAGAAAGATTAGAAAACAAATTGAATAAGTTATTAAGAGATAAAGAGTTATTAGAAACTATAGTAAACCCAAAGTCTACGGACTATACAAAAGTTATGGTAGATGGAGGGAAACATTCTAATATACTTGAAATATACATATTAAAACAAGATTTACCTAGATGGCAAGATTTAGACAAAAGAATCAAGCAAACTCAGGAGGAAATAAAAAATAACTTAGATTGGATAGACAATGAATTAAAGATATTAAAAAAATACAACAAACTAGAACAATTAATAGTTTACTACAAAGAAATAGATGTAAATAATTATACCTGGTATCAAATAGCATCTAATGTTCATTATTCTATATCACAATGTAAAAGATTATATAGCAAATATAAGAATAGGAGGGATATTTAAATGCGTCGTGAGCAGATATATATACGATTAAGAGAATACAAAAAGATATTGGAAGAAAAGGGATTCAATGTTATTTATATAGGATTATATGGAAGTCAAAATTATAATGTTGATGATGAACAAAGTGATATTGATTGCAAGGCAATTATACTACCAAGTTTACATGATATTATTTTTAGAAAAGTAACGAGTACAACTATAGAATTAGAAACTGGAGCAATAGATGTTAAAGATATAATTACTTTTTATAATGTTATTAGAAAGGGAAATTTCAGTTACATTGAAGCGATAGATACAACATATTCGATTGGAGATAAATATATCAAGGAATTATTTAGACAAATAAGACCAAGTTTAAAGAGTATGCTGGGTGCTATGTATGAAAAAAGAAAAGCACTAACACATGAATATCCTAGTAAAGAGTTTGAATTTCAAAAGTGGGGATTTGATCCTAAACAATATCATCATATTATAAGATTGTTTGATATTTTAAGTTATATAAATGTAACGGGAAAACAAATAAGCTATTTGGAATATCAAGGAAATGCCAGAAAATTTATGATAGATGAAAAAAGAAATAAAAACAATTATACGAAAGAGCAAGTTGAACAATCCAGCGATCATATAATAGAGGTAGCAAAATCATTTATTCCAAAAGATTACAAATATGAACCTACTGATTTATCAAAAGATGTAAGTGAATATATAGAAAATAAATTAAAAATTAAAATGATGAATGATAGCAAGTTTACTTTTGCTAGAGAATATAGAACTTTTGATAACGGTGTACCTAAAAGAGATTTAGAAAAATTTCCAATATTGTGGGACTTAAAAGATAAAGATATATCATATATAGTTTATGAAAATATAGAAATATTATAATGAGCCAATATGAGCTGTTTTTTGTGAGATAATAATATTGTGAGAAATTAAAGAGCTGAAATAAGCTCTTTTTTTGGTGGTGTTTATGGAAACTAAAAAAGAGATATTTTGTAGTTATGACTATTTTATGAGACACAACTGTAGAAGTTGTAAACTCGGAAGAAAGTGTGAGGAATATGAAAATAGGATTAAACGAGATAGGGATAATGATAGAAATGGTAGTGCTAATAATAGTACTAAAAAGGAGCAGCAATAAATGAAATTTAGTGTAAACGGAAATCAATGGATTATAAAGGAACTACCTAAAGAAAAAATGGAACTCAGTGATTCTCTAGGTGAAACAAACTATGAAACACAAGAAATACATTTATTAGATGTATGCAAAAGTAAAAGAAACACACTAAAACATGAACTTTGTCATGTATGGTTATGGGAATATGCACATGTTCAGAATAATGATGATAAATTTCACTTTGAACAAGTATGTCAGATTGTTGCTAATAGTAATGATTTTATTAATAGTATTATTGATAAATACTTTAAATAAACTACATCGCAGGGTAGAGCAGTTCGGTAGCTCGTCAGTCTCCTAAGCTGAAGGTCAGAGGTTCAAATCCTTTCCCTGCAACCAAAAGAAATGAAGGTGATATATTTAGGAATTTAAATAAATACATAAATATGTTGTTAATAAAATTGTCTGAAATATATGATATATCACTTATTGAAGTATATAAACCCAGAGATGGGAAAATATTTAAGAACTTTACGGTTAATCTAAAACCAAAGGATGTTGAATATTCATTAAACGAACAATATCATTTTAGTAATAAAAGACAGTTAGTGAGTTGGTTGATGTGCCTAAAATAAAAAAAACTACTAGGACTAAATTAACCGACAAGCAAAAGAAAAAGATTATTGCAGATTATGTTGAAAATAGCAATTATTCAGAGACTGCTAGAATGAATAATGTTTCTGAATATACTGTTAGAAAACTCTGTAAGGATGATAACAATAAAGAGCTAAAGCAAAAAATCGAACAAAAAAAACAAGAAAATACTAAGTCAATGCTCGAGATGATAGCTAATACTAATGAGAAAAGACTTAATGCTATTTCAAAGTTAGTTGATGCTATAGATGATAAAGCAGAAAAGGTTGATCAGTTTACCAGTGTTAGAGATTTAGCTAGTGCATATGGAGTAATGATAGATAAGGAATTAAAGTTTGCCGAAATGCAAAAGTTAAATCTAGATAAGAACAAACCACAGGTGTTTTTTCCCGCTAAAGATATAGGAAAAGCATTTGTAGATTTATATAGAGATATAAAAGAGAGAAAGCATGATGATTACTGGATTGAAGGTGGGCGTGGTTCCATTAAGTCTTCATTTTGGAGTGAAGTAGTTCCGGAAGAGTTAGAAAACAATCCTAACTGGTGTGCTATCTGTATCCGTAAAGTTGCTAATACATTAAAAGACTCTGTTTATAGTCAATTAGAGTGGGGAATGGATAAGCTATCAGAAACTTATCCATTTATAAATGAAAATTGGTCTAAAACTAAAAGCCCCTTAGAAATGAAAAACAAGAAAACAGGACAAATGATTTATTTTAGAGGTGCGGATGACCCTGGAAAGATTAAATCGATAAAACCACCAAAGGGAATGTATATCGCATTAATAATATATGAAGAGTTTGACCAAATGGCTGGTATGAATGAGGTTCGTAAGATAGACCAATCTGTTAAACGTGGTGGTAATGAGTACTTAACTTTTAGAATATATAATACACCTAAGTCTAAACGACATTTTGTTAATATAGAAAAGAGATTACCAAATCCTAAAAGATTAGTACATAGAAGTACATATTTAGATGTGCCTGTTGATTGGTTAGGGAAACCTTTCTTTGATGATGCAGAACTACTAAAGCAGAATAATCCTACTGCTTATGCTAATGAGTATTTAGGGGAAGAGACTGGCGATGGTGGAAATGTATTTGAAAATGTTGAATTAAGGGAGATAACTGATGAGGAAATAGACAACTTTGATTACTTATATCAAGGCATGGACTTTGGTTGGTATCCTGATCCATTAGCATGGACTAAAATGTGTTATCAACCAAATAAATTAACATTGTATATTTTTGATGAATTTGTAGTAAATAAAATGAGCAATGCTAAAGTTTGGAGTCATTTACAACAAGAAAAAAGTGTAAAAAATGATGATTTAATTACTGCTGATAGTGCTGAACCTAAATCAATAGGAGACTTTCAAAGTTATGGGTCTCTTATGAGGGGTGCAAAGAAAGGACCTGATAGTGTGGAATATTCAATGAAATGGTTATCAAGTTTAGCCAAAATAGTTATAGACCCTAAGAGGTGCCCTAAATCAGCAGAAGAGTTTACTACATATGAACATCCACAGGATAAAGATGGTAATTACATTACAGGATATGTTGATGCAGATAACCACTGTATTGATAGCGTTAGATATGCACTAAATCCAATATGGAGAAGAAAAGGAGAATGATTATAGGTTAACAAATTTATGGAATAGAATACTTGCTTTATTTGGAAAAAAACAATTACCAGATGATATGTTAATGCGAGTAAACGATAATTTTACAGCGATGTATGAAGAAGATAAAAATATCAATTTTACTGCTATATTTGCGAATAAATTAGCCAATTATACAGTTAGTGACAGCAATATAGACATAGTTGGAGATAATCAAAGAGCTGATTTATTAAGAAAAATAATAAAAAAACTTAAGAAGAAATTAAAAAAAATTATAGCTAGGGAGCTAGGAACTGGTGGCGTACTTGTAGTGCCTTATGTTAACAATAATAAGCTATATTTTAATATTATTTCTCAAAATAGATTGTCTATCAATAAAATGATTGGTGATGATATAGTAGACTGCACAATTTTAGCAGAACATGTTGTAATAAATAGAAATCATTATTATAGGTGGGCTGATTATACTTTAGAAAATGGAAACCTATATATCAGATACAGAGCTACATTAGATGATGATCCAATTGAAATGACTATCATTCCAGAATGGCAAAATATAGAAGATATGTCTATTACTAATGTTGATAGAATGCCATTTATGTATATTAAGAGTCCAACTGATAATAGAAAAGAGATGGATAAGTATGGAGCACCAATTACTTATGGTTGCGAAGAACAAATAGAAAAGATTATCAATGATTTAAAACAAATAGAAAGAGAATATGAGTTAAAAGATGTTTTTGTTGGTGCTGATATCACTATGTTTAAAGGAGAAAATGCCTTACCAACAAATGGGCTTTACAAAAAGATAAACTCTGGTGAAGATAACTTTTGGGAAGTATTTGACCCTGCATTCAGAGATACGTCATTATATAATAAACTAATTAATGATTTTGCATTATTAGAAAAACAAGTTGGGACTTCAAAGGGAATACTTACGGATGCTCAAACTTCAAATGCAACGGCCACAGAAATTAAAAAAATGTTAAAGGAAACATTTGATATAGTTGATGATATTCAAGATGGATTAGAAGATGGACTAGATGATTTCTTATATGCTTGTAATGTATTAGCAAACTATTATAATTTAAGTCCTCAAGGAGAATATGAATTATCAACTGATTGGTCTTATTCTTTACTAGAGGATAGTCAACAAGAGTTTAGTCAATTAATGCAAGGAGAGTCTAGAGGAGTAATCAAAAAGGCAGAATTAAGACAATTCTTAAAACCTGGTGAAACATTAGAGGAAGCACAAAATGTTATTGATGAAATAAAATTAGAAAGTCCAAGAACTGAAGATTTGGTAGGAGAGTAATATGAAGTTAGAAGTTAAGACTGATAAAAAAGGGAAATGCGAATATTTCAAGATAAATAATCAAAAATTTGGTGAAGGAATATCTTCAGTTGATATTCATATCGAAAGTGGTAAAATGCCTACTTTCAAATTAGAAGGAAAGTTGGATGAATTAGAATTACATTCAGATGATATCATCTTAGACAATTCTGATGATTTAAACATAGAACTGATTATAGATGAACAATATTATAATTTCATAAAGGAAAAGTCTTGTGAAGTTTCTTCTTGTCCAGCCATAATAAAAATAAATAATAAGATATATAATTGTATGTTTTATAATCATAGTATTTTTGCTGAACCTGGAATAAAATTACCTAAGAGTATTAGCAAAATAAAAATTATAGATGATTTGAGTTTAGAAGATTATTGTAAAATTTCCGAAAAAGAGAGTTATATAATTACTATAGGCAATAAAAAAGTAAGATATTATACAAATTGTACTATAGAGATAGACGTACTTGACAATATGAAGAAAGATGTTACTTTTATAGAATATTAGAAGGTGATTAAATGATAAAGGCAATATTGAATATAATAATTATTATTTTCAAAATGTTATTTGTTATATTTAAGACCATATTACTATTGCTTGTTCATTTTACTGCCTGTATTATTTGTAATCCTATAATCAGTCTCATCAATTTTGGGTTAAACAAAGAAATACCATATGTTGATATCTGCAAAATGTTTGGGGGAAGATATCAGGTTAAGTGAAGAGGCGTTAGAAAGATTATCAGAGAGATTAGTTAATAGAGTAGAAAAACTAAACACTTATATGATAGAAAAACTTGGAAAACAGATAGTTGATATTGGTACTTTTACTCCAAGCCAAGTAAGAGAAGTGTTGCAATCGATAAAATATGGTAATAACCTAGATGAAATAATGAATAAAATATCAGATGTATCTGAAAAGAATGTATCTGATATATATAAAATATTTGAAGAAGTAGCAAAGAAAAATCAAAATTATGCTAAACAATTCTATGAATATACGAAAACTAAATTTATACCATATGAGCAAAATGAGGCTTTGCAAGAACAGGTTAAATCAATAGCTCAAGCAACAGCTAATGAATACATAAATATGAGTAAAACATTTGCATACATGAAAACTAATGCAAATGGAATTAAGGAATATACTAAAATATCAGATGTTTATCAGAATATAACAGATGAAGCTATATTAAGTATAATTCAAGGACGTGAGTCTTATGAAATGACTATGAGAAGAGCAATGAAAGAAATGACTTCACATGGACTAAGAACTGTTGATTTTAACAGTGGTTATTCTAGACGAGCTGACTCATCTATCAGGATGAATGTAATGGATGGTATAAGAAGATTGAATCAAGAATTACAAAAGTCATTCGGTGAAGAATTTGGAGCAGATGGTGTTGAAATATCACATCATAAGAATGCAGCACCAGATCATATAGATACTGTTGACGGTAAGCAATTTAGCACAAAAGGTAATGTAACAGTCAAGGGCGTTAAATATAAAGATTATGATACTGTTAACAATAGTTTAAATAGACATGTTGGAGAACTTAATTGCTATCATTTTACCTATCAAATAGTTTTAGGAGTATCTGAACCTATATATTCAAAGGAAGAATTAGAAGCAGATAAAAAAGCCAATAAAGATGGTTTTGAATTTGAAGGTAAACATTATACGAATTATGAAGGAACACAGTTGCAAAGGCAAATAGAAACTAAGATAAGACAATATAAAGACAGGCAAATAGGTGCCAGAGCAATAAATAATGACGAGGAAGTATATCATTGTCAGGAGAAAATAAGACAATTAACCAACAAGTATAATGACTTACACAAAGTAAGTGGGCTACCTACTAAAATAGATAGGCTAAGGATTGAGGGATATAAGAAATTAAATATTAAATTAAATGACGAATATATGCTAACAAGCAAAATCAAGATAGGAAATTCCAATGATTTAATAAAATCAATTGGCATTAAGAAGTTACCTAATAACCATTATAGTAACATAAAAGATATTATTAAAAATTCTGACCCGTCATATAAATTTATTTTAAATAAATATAAAGATGATATAAAAATTAAGAATTATAAATATGCTGGTACACCTAGATATAATCCTATGTTTGATAATATAAAAATAAATATTGATGATGATAAATTAAAAGGATACAACACATTTTTTCATGAATATAGTCACATGATAGATCACAAATTAAAAAATCCATCACAGAAACCCGAATTCAAAGGAATGATACAAAATGACTTTGAAAGATTTAAATCAAATATGAAACTTAAGTATAATATAGATGATAAAGAATTTTATGCAAGAATGTCACGAAAAATGAATTTAGATAATCAATACAATTCTTTATCTGATATAATAGGTGGTATAACAAAGAATCAATGCATTGGAAGGGCAATGCATAGAACTAAATATTGGGAATACAAAGGAAAACTGGAAAGAGAATTCTTTGCACATGTAGGTAGTGCTCTTGCCAGAAATTCTAAAGTAGAGTTATATAACTTTAGAACTATATTTCCTAATTCCTATAAGTATTTTATTAATTCTATGAAAGGAGAATAACCATGGACTTTGACTTAGAAGATATTGAATTAAGTGAAGAACAAAAAGAACTTGATGAGTTGTGGAAAGAATACAAACAAAAGGGATTTAGAGAGTTTGATACATGGCACAAAACTATGGATGAAATAAAAAATGAATTAAAAATATGTATAAGAGAAAACAAATCTCATGAAAAATTGTATGGAGAAGATGAAATAAAAGAAAATATAGATTATTAGCACTCAATAATGGGTGCTTTTATTATGCTATCTTATAGGTAGCTTAGAATAGATATGCAGCCACAATATACGGGTATTGGCTGGGCGAAACAGTGTTAATTGTTAATTAGCCATAATACTGGTATATCTATTCTAAGGTGCTTATAAAATGCACTACAAGTCGATTGAATGAAATCGGCTTTTTGGTCTATCTTAAAGACTTGAAAGAAAAGATAATATCTAAAAATCTAGGAGGACTAAACCTCTGTAAAAAAGTGGAAGGAGAATATGATATGAAAGAATTTTTAGAAAATTTAGAAATAGGAGAAGGGAAAGTTAAACTTAGTAAGGAAGAAGTTAAATCAATATTAGCAGAACATGGCAAAACAGTAACAACTGAATCCGAAAAAGCTAAAACTGATTTGAACAAGGAAATAGAAACTTACAAAACTACTATTGCTAATTTAGAAAAGCAATTAGAAAATGTACCAGATTCTGAAGAACTAAATGGTCTAAAAAAAGAAATAGCAGACATGAAAACTGCTGAAGCTAAGAGAATTGCTGATGAAAAAGCAAAAAAAGAAGATGAAATACTTACCAACAACATTATTTCTGCATTTGGAGATAAAAAATTTACAAGTGATTATGTAAAAAATGGTCTTATTACTGATATAAAATCAGAATTAAACAAAGTAGAAAATAAGGGAAAAGGTATAAGTGAAATCTTTGAAAGCCTTACAAAAGATAAGGAAGGATTATTTGTTAATCCAAATAAGCCTGCTGGCATGCCAGGTATGGGAGAAGGAGATAATTCTACACCAACAAACTTAGATGAAATGTCTTTTGAACAATATAAAGCATGGAGAAATAATAATTAAAAGAGAAAAGAAAGAAGGAATATAATAGGAATAAAATATTAACACCACAAATAATTGCTAATGAAGCATTACTTGTATTAGAATCAAATTTAACTATGGCTAACTTAGTACATAGAGATTATTCAAAAGAATTCGTAAATGTAGGAGATACAATTACAGTTCGTAAACCAGCTAAATTCGTAGCTAAAAACTTTATAGGAGAAGTAGAAGAACAAGATATCAGTGAAGGTTCTGTTCCAGTTAAAATGGATCGTTATAGAGACGTTACTGTTGGTGTAACTTCAAAAGAAATGACTTTAGATATTAAAGATTTTTCAAAACAAGTTATTGAACCAGCACTAAGCGCTATAGCTCAAGCGGTAGACATTGATTTATTAACAGTTGGAGTTGAAAAAGCAGGTTCTAAAGTAGAAGTATCATCTAATCCTACAATTGTAGATATTGCAAATGTAGCTAAGGCACTAGATAAGAAAAAAGCTCCAAGAGACAATAACAGAAACTTAGTATTAGCAGTAGATACTCTATATAAATATAATACTTTAGATAACTTTGCTAAAGTTTGTTATAAAGGAGACAGTCAAGCATTAAAAGATGCTGAAATTGGTAAAGTTTATACAATGAATTCATTTATGAGCCAAAATACACCAGAAAATGTATCTTCAACAACTGGAACTGCTACAGCATATAAAGTTACATGTACAAAAGGTTCTACTCAATTCAGTGTAACTAATGGTACTGCTAAGACAGGTACAATTAAGGCAGGAGATAAATTAATCGTTAATGGTTATCTATTTGAAGTTGCAGAAGATTTAACTTTAACAGATGGAGCAGGAACATTAAAAGTAACTGAAAAAATCCCATTTGTAATTACTGAAGCTGCAAGTGCATTTATTGTAAATAAAGCTCATTCTTTAGGTTTCCATAGAAATGGTTTAGCTTTAGTAACTAGATCTTTAGAGTTACCACAAGGTGCAGCAAAGGCTGCTATTGCTAGTGCTGATGGATTAGCAGTAAGAGTAGTATTCGGATATGATCAAGGTACTAAAAAAGACAAAATTTCATTTGATATTATTTATGGTATCAAAGAATTAGATAGTGACTTATTAGTAGACTTTGCTTAATAAAGGAGGGCATATATGAAGTTTGGTAACCAATACTTAACTTATAATGAATATAAAGAGTTAAAGGGCAATCTTTCAGAAATGCCCTTTAATTTATTAGAATATCGTGCAGAAAAAGAAGTTGATGAATTAACATTTAATCGTTTTAAAAAAACATCTGATTATCCACAAGAGTTGAAATTATGTATTTATGATTTAATCAATGCCATAAGCAAGTATAATGAGTCTGGGACAAAGTCCAGTGAGACTGTAGGAAATTATTCAGTAAGCTACGATAAACCAGTGACAAAAGAGAAAAAAGAAGGGTTAAAGAATATAGTAAAAACTTATTTATCGACAACAAAGGTTGATAATGTTTTTGTGTTATATTGTGGGGGTGATTAATATGATAACAAACTCTTGCATGACACTTTATCATAAGAGATTTAATTCAAAGACAAGATTAGATGAATGGGATAGATATCCAATAGAAAATGTTATGTGGCAAGGTGGAAAAGGTGCGAGTATCAATAAAGGATACGATAAATCCAACGATATAACCGTCTTTATACCATATGACAAAAATAAAGGCCTTGAAAAAGTTCCCTTTTCTATTGGAGATATTATTACAAAGGGTGACATTGAAGATAGTATATCTAAACAAAGTGACTTGGCGATTGACAACTATAATATTACAACATTAATTGATAATAATTCTGGGAGTGATGAAATGAAACATATTCAATTAGGAGCAAAGTAGGAGTGTATATTTAAAACCAACAAGTGTAATAAAGGCAAGACTAGGGATTCAGAAAAACGGTTCAGCACATGCTTTTCTAACACAAACTTGTTTTAGATATATGACACCATTCGTCCCAGGAGGTACATCAAGCCATTTAAATCAAAATGTAGATTTACAAGTTGATAAGATTATATATCAAGGACCAGATGCACATTATCTTTACACTGGAAAAAAGTACATTGATCCAAAATATAAAAAAGGTGCTTTTTACAGCCCTGATTTTGGGTATTGGTCTAGACCTGGTATAACAAAGATTAATTCTGGAGAAAATTTGGTTTATCATACAGTTGGAACAGGTTCACAATGGGATAAAAGAATGTGGACATCTAAAGGTGATGATGTTGTAAAGGAAGTACAAAATTATGTGAATAGAGGGTGTAAATAAGGATTGAAAAAATAAGAAAATATTTAATTGATAATAATATAATAGATGAAAATTATAGAATAAATGTAGATTTTTTGGGAGAAAACCCAACAGAATTTGCAATCGTTCCAATACCTGTTGATCCAATATTAGAGAAACATGTAGATGGTTCTTCTTTAAGACAATATCAATTTCAACTTATTAGTTGCAATGATTATGGTGCTGATGTTCTTCAAAATATGTCAAATAGTAAATTTTATGAAGATTTATATGATTTGATAGAGTTAAATAATTTCAAAGGAATATTACCAGATATAAATGGTATAGAAAGTATAGAATGCTTAAATAATGGCGCAATATTAGATGCAACAACTAATACTGCTAGATATTCAATTCAAATGAAAATAACATATGAAAAATAGGAGGTAAAACTTAGGGGAAAATATAAAAGAGAACAATATATGATTTTTGTTGATCCAACAAAAAAAGGAGATGCTACTGCAACTTGGGAAGTTCTTGGAAAAGATAATGATGAATTATCAAAAGAGATGAACAACGAAGTAGAAGAAACAAAAAATGTATTAGGAGAATCAGAAGTTGACGTAACCGCTGGAAACAGAACAATGACAGTTGACCCATACAAATTAAGAAACGACTCTAAATTCGCTGATGAATTATATGATATCAATAAATATGATAAAGATGGTTCCGATGTGGAATACCCATTTATGGAAGTGAATACTACAAAAGAAGTTGAAAGTAAGAGTGGGGAATTTGAAGCTTGGATTCAAACTGCCGCAGTTGATTTGAAATCTTGGGGTGGAGATACAAAGGCATTAGGAGCACCATTCGACATTCATTTCATTGGTAAGAAAACACATGGTAGTTACAATCCGTCTACTGGTAAATTTACACCAGCAACAAGTGCAACACAAAGTAGCAGTAAATAGTCAGGAGAGGGGAAACCCTCTCTATTTTTTTGAAGGGAGAAAATATGGATACTATTCAATTAAAAAATGAAAATATATACAGAGTGTTTGTTTATACACAAGAAATTAAGGATGAAACAGGAAAAATCATAGTAGAAAGTAAACCAACAGGAGAATATCTTGAATTTGATTTAGAAGATATCGAACTGCCATTTATCTATCAAGAACTAATTGAAAAGTCAAAAGAAAGCAGAAAAAAATTAAAGAATAAGTTTCTTATCATTGAAAAACAACAAGATCATAAAGGAAAAAAACTTATGAGTTCTAATGAAGAAGCCAAAGTAAAAGCATTAAATGAATTTTATAAAGAACAAACTAAAATTTATAATATGTTTTTAGGTGAAAATGGAGTTCAAAAACTTTTAAATGGAAGAAAAATGAGATGGACTACATTAAGCGAAATTGATGAAATTATTGAAAAACAAATAGCTCCCAAATTAAATATTACATTAGATGATATAACTAAAAAGATTAAGTCTAAATATTCTGTCAAGAAAGAAGATAATGTACTTGAATAATCCAGAATATGTAAAGGCTGGTAATAAAAAGTATAAGATTAACACAGATTTTAGGGTTGCTATTGAGTGTAATGAAATAGCAGAATCAAGTGATGTAAGTGACACTGAACGACCTTTAGCTATTATTTATAAATTATTTGGCGATGAAGGATTAGATAATCCTCAAGATTGGGAAAAATTACTTGAACTGGCAATTAAATATCTTTGTTTAGGAAAAGATTTAGAGGATACAGAAGAAGAACGTGATATGGATTTGCAAAAAGACAGATATTACATAAGAAGTAGTTTTATTCAAGATTATAAGTATAATCCATATGATATGGAGTATCTGCACTGGTGGGATTTCTTTAATGATTTAAGTAATTTATCAAATAGTGAATTTGGTAACTGTTGTATTTTAAATCGTGTTAGAAATTTAAGAACAATGGATGTTTCAAAAATAAAAGACTGGAAAGAAAAAAATAGAATACTAAAAGCAAAAAGACAAGTATCTTTAATAAAAGAAGATGATGTTGAAAAAGAAATGACGGAAGAAGAAAAAGAAAGTCAAAATAGATTCTATAATGCATTAGGAGGTGATTAGAGGGATGGTAGAGTTGTAATTGGTACTGAATTAGAAACTGATAATTTTGATGCAGAAATTGCCTACGTTAAAAGTCAAATGGAAGAAATAGAAAATAAACTAAAAAAAGCAGATATGGGTTTTGAATTTGGAGATACACAAAAGTTAGAAGCACAATATTCAAAATTGGCTAGAAAGTTAGATTCATTAAATAAAAAACAGCAGGAGTTAAATAAAAATGATTTATCTAATTTAAGAAAAAATATAGATAATGTGGGTAACGGTATAAGCAAAACTGTATCAAAAGTTGGTAAATGGGCATTAGCTGTATTTGCTGTTTCAAGTGCCTATAGTCTTGTAAGAAATGCTATGAGTACACTTACACAATATAATGATCAAATGCAAAGTAATTTACAATATATTCAGTATGCTTTGGCAAGTACGTTAAAACCACTGATAGAAACAATACTCAATTTGGTAGTAAAGTTACTACAATATGTTAATTATATAGCTCAAGCTTGGTTTGGAATTAATTTATTTGGCGGTGCCAAAGATTTTAAAAGCATGGCAGATAGCAGTAAGCAAACAGCTAAAAATGTAAAAGAAACAAAAAAGAATTTAGTTGGTGGAATAGATGAAATAACTAATTTAGATTCTGACAAAAATGATAGTAGTAATAGTGGTGCAGATTCTGGAATTAAAATGCCTAGTTTTGATTTGAATTCTATAGATGGTCCTGTTCCGTCATGGCTGCAGTGGATTGTTGATAATAAAGATTTAATCTTATCTGTAATGGCCGGCGTTACAGCAGGCTTATTAGCGTGGAAATTAGGACTTGGAGGTTTAAAATCCTTTGGACTCGGTATAGCGATAGCAGGAATTGTCTATATGATTCAGGCAGTAATGGATTATTTAAAAGACCCTAGCTGGCAAAATTTTGGGAAAATAATTACCGGTATAGGTATAGCGATAGCAGGAATTGCTATTATGTTTGGAGCATGGCCTGTGGCAATAGCTGGTGCAATAGTTGCAATTATTGGAATAATAACTTCTAATTGGGAAAATATAAAGAGTTTTCTACAAGGGGGCGTTGACTGGCTTTTTGGTAAAAGTGATTTAATTCATAAAATGTTTGGGAATTTATTTGGTGGAGTTTATGATTCCTTCGTTGCTATTATACAAAACATCTTAAATATATTTGATAATACTTTTACAATGCTTAAAGGAGTACTTGATGGTTTAATTGATCTTATTAAAGGCGTTTTTACAGGAAATTGGGAGCAAGCTTGGAATGGAATTGTTAAAATATTTGGTAGTATATTTACAGGATTGATAAAAATTGCAGGAAACACAATAAGTATTATTTGGAATGTTATCAAAGGACTTGCCTTAACGGTAGCTGATGTAGTTGTAGGCGTATTTAAAACTGTTGTTAATGGTGTTTTGCATGCAATAGAAACCATTCTTAATAAGCCCATAAACACAATAAATTTATTAGTTGGAGTTATTAATAAAGTTCCTGGAATCAATATTGGGAAATTACCTACTTTTAAATTACCTAGATTAGCAAAAGGAGGTATTGTTAACAATCCTGGCAAGGGTGTTAATATGGGTTCTTATGTTGCTGGCGAAAAGGGTGCAGAGGCTATAGTTCCATTACAAAATAGTAAGTTTATCAGTGATTTTGCTAGCCAAGTGGCTGAAAAAATGGGAAACAATGATACTAATACTCAATTGTTAATTGATTTAAATAAAAACATCTTAGAATTAGCAAATCAACCAATATATTTTAGAGTTAATGGTAAAGATTTGGCACAGGCAACATATGATGATTTTCAAAATGAAGGAAAAAGGCAGCAAAAATCTGCAACGGTAGTAAGGAGTTGATAATAAAGGGCATTCTTAGAAGCAAGTTACGATAATAATACATGGTTTGATTTACCAACTCCATCAGAAGGAAATTATAGTCCAACATATACACATTTAGAAAATTCATTTAGAGATGCGACTGGATATTTGCATAGAGATATCAAAAGAAGAAATCTCGCAAAAGTTACGTGCGGTTGGTCTAAATTAGATGCAGTTCAAATGTCGTTACTCCAAACACTTTATGAAAAAGATTATTTTTACTTAAAATTTACAGATAATTATGGCAAAAGAGTTGTTAAAAAAGTTTATGCAGGTCCCCTTGATGGAAAAACAAAATATGCTGATATAAATACATATCTTTTAACTAAAAGAACTGATGTTCAAATGAACTTCATTGAATATTAAGGCGGTGAAGTTATGGAAACAGTAAGTGAATCATTTAAAAAAGCAATAAAAGCTACAGAAAGAGAAGTAAAAGGATATGTAGAAGTAATATTTGATGATCAGGATGGAAGCGGTTATCGATTAATGACTGCACCAGAACGTTTAAGAAACAGTTTAGATACTGAAATAGTAGATGGAGTCAAAAAAAACAAAAAATATGCAAGTTTAGAAGAAAATTATACAGAATTAGATGGGAGCTTTATTCTACCAAATTATAATATTGTAGGAAACCAATCTGGTTATGTTAGTAATGACATATTTAACGACTTGGAAAGCAGAATAATAACAGTAACAAAAGATACTGACTTTGTTACAAGCAGCGGTATTACAATATATTTTGAAAATAATATTGCTCAAAATTTTACATTAACAGTAGTAGATAGTCATGATGTATCTAAAATTATAGAGGTAGAAAACAGCAAAAACGTTTATCAATATATTTTTGATAATCCAATAACTATAAAATCTATAAGCATTGACATACATAAAATGGAATATTCAAATAGAAGAATAAGAATATCCGAGATTGATTTTGGAATATCGCAAGTATACGAAGATTCTGATTTAGTGTCGTTTACCACAAATGAGGAAATAGATTTATTGTTTACAAGTACACCTATTAACACTTGTGCTGTTAACCTTAATAATTATGATAATTCATTCAATCCATTGAATCCACAAGGTTTAGTTAAATATTTAACTGATAATTGTATAATAAAACCATATATTGGTATTCTTACTGAAGAGAACGGAGTTGAATATGTTCCGATGGGCTATTTTTACCTTAAAGATTGGAGTTCTGATAGCGATAGCAATGTTACTCTAAATAGTCAATCATTAATGGGAATTTTAGCCAACTTAACGATAAAAAGCGATGGCCAGTTTTTGTATAATAATGGTCAAGCATGGACAGGGAAAACATTGGGAAATTATTTATCAAAAATGTATGGATACACATTTTTGTTAAAGAATTTTGGAACTGCCTCTAATGCTCATTTAAAAGATACAAAATTATTAAATTATTTAAAAACAACATTTGCTTTTATGGCTACTAAAAATCGGCCAAGATATTTCTTTATTTCTAGGAATAACGAAGCAATATTAGACTTAATTAACGATGATATAGTTGATAATATAGAAAGAACCCAATTAATGAACGATGTAAAATATGAAAGTAAATCTGTCGTTAATAAAGTTAATTTTGTAAATATAGATGATTATCATTTTACATCTAGTGATAAAAGTGATTTGTTAAATCAAACATATACACTTACAAATACAGAAGAATATGTGTGGATGTCCTTTAACAAAATGACTAATAATGATAGAGAAAGCAAAGAATTTAGTTATACTTCAACAGGAAATGGAAAAGCAGAGTTGATTGATTATAATAAATGGTTAGCATATATAAAATTCACCGGTAATATTGGAGATAATGTCACAGTTCATTTGAACGGTTACAAATTTGAAAATCCACCAACTATAAATATTACATATCAAAATAATAATAAAATAGGTGATAGTTTATCAATAGATTATACAAATTATTTTGGTGCTGATAATGATTTAAAAGATAATGCGGATTTTTATTTGGAAAGAGATAAAAAATATAAGGTAACTGGTAATTATGCTGGTGATCCGAGTTTAACAGCAGGAGATACAATTAGTGTTGAAACAAAATTTGGTAATAAGGATGTGGTATTAACAAAAATTAGTTTAACATTTGATGGTGGATTGAGTGGAAGTTTTGAAGGAATAGGTGATTAAAAATGCATAAAATGAAGAAAAACAATATCATAATTGAAGTAGAAAAAAAAGACATAGAAAAGGCAGAAAAAATTGGATTTAAATTGTATTATGGATATCTTTTGCCTAATGCGGAGGTTGATTTTAAGGAGTAATTATTTAAGCAAGGAAATGTTAAATGATATTGAAAATAAGGTTGCTTATTTACATACTTTATTTAAATCTAAATTTAATTTAACAGAAACATCACTGAGAAATATTGCGGTTGGTGATAATCTTAGTCAAAAGGTTTTATATATGAATTTTCCATATGATAGTTATAAAAACATAATTGATGAGAAGATGAAAAAAATAATAGAAGTTGACAATGGAAATGATATTCAATATTCTTTTAATACTAAAAGTTTACGACATTGGATTGCATATCATTATAATGATGATAATACAAATTATATTTTATATAGTAAATACGACAATAAATTAAATAATGACTTCAATTATATTAGATACAGGCTACCTAAGAAAATGGGAACTGTAACACAAGTCAACAATAACGATTTATTTTATCCATACATAAAAATAGTTGATAATGAGTATATGATGTTAGAATATTCAAAAAAAACATGGGTAGATAATGAAATACCATATCTTCAATATATTGATAATATAGAGGAAGGGATAAACAATGTTGCAAAAATGCTTTATGAGCCTGTTGGTTATGAATACAAAGCGTGGACAACAACCGGCCATTATGGAATAAAAAGTAATGATTATGGATTAGCACAGAAACCTATTAATAGTAAAGACTTTGAAAGATGGAACAAAAATTTTGAACTATTAAAGGACGCTATAAATAGTATAAATAATATATGGAATGTAGTCAGTTTAATTAATTGGAATACAGAAAATGACTGGAAATGGGAGGACAATTAAAAGGGCAAAAGTAAATTTTTTAAGAAGATTAACAAAAAATGAACTATCTGATGTTGAAATCGTTGATGGTAATTTTATTGTTACTAAAGACGGTGGATTGTACACTGATTTTGAAGGTAAGAGAGTAGAATTAATTCAATCGCTCAAAGCAGACGAAATATTTCCGATAAATAAAGTAGAAATATTTTATGATAATTTAGATCATTCCGATTATTTAGGATATAGTTGGGAATTAATTTCACAAGGACGTGTACCTGTAGGATTGGATGTAAATGATACAGACTTCAATGAGATTGGTAAAATTGGCGGAGAAAAGAAACATAAATTAACAGTAGATGAAATGCCAGCGCATACTCATGGCATATCTACAATGGGCGGAAGTGAATTGGCTAGTGGTTACAGTTATGTCAATGGTGGTGGTTATAATAATGCCTTTACACAGGCAGCAGGTGGAAACCAACCACATAATAATATGCAACCTTATATAGTAATGGCCTTTTGGAGAAGAGTTGCATAATAGGAGGTAATATAGCAAGGAAGAAAATAACAATATATAAAGAAAATAGACGCTTAGACCAGTCTGTCCTTTCTATTGGCTTTTTAGGAGAAAATAAAATAGAAAAAATTGAATTCGTAGTTCCTGAAGAATATAAAGAATTTAGTAAAAAAGCATGTTTTAGTACTATTGATGGTACATTTTCAAAGGTTTTTGATAATGTTACTAGCAACATTTTGACAATAGATAAAGAAATTACTAAATATAATGAGCTAGATTGCAATATTCAGTTTTTTAAAACAATAGATGATGATGAAATTATAGCTAAGACATCTAATCTGCATTTGGTAATTGAGGACTCCATAGTTTGCGATGATGACGTGGAAAATGATGATCCTAAAGTTCTTATTTTAGATTCCTTAATAGAAAAGGTAACAAATTTGGATAAAGTTATAAGTGAAAATGAAGCACAGCGTGAAGAGTATATGAAAAACTTAAAATATAGCGTTGAAAATGGAGATTTTAATGGAAAAGACGCAACAATTAATGGATTTAATACATTGAATATCGTTGCTGGAACAAATATTGATTTAAAACAAGAAAATGACACGCTTGAAATAAATAACACATATCAATATGATGATAGTGATTTAGTAAAGAAAATAGACAATATTAATGGTAACTTTAAAAATTATTCGCTAATAACTGAAACTGGTAATAAATTGGATTTAACAATAGATAGTAAGACATATATAATGACTTTAAAATTGAAAGATAAAGACGATAATGTACTATCGACAGGCAGTGTTGATTTACCAATTGAATCAATGATAATCAATGTTACATATGACAATGATAATGAGAAACTAACATTTACATTGCAAAATGGTAGTGTTATAGATGTACCGTTAGACAGTTTAATAAGTGGATTGGTTAATGAAACTGACTTAAAAGACACCCTAAAAGATTATGTAAAAAACACTGATTATGCCACATCATCCGTTGGTGGTGTTATAAAAGGAACTGGTGCATTTTCTTTTACAGTTGATTCAGAAGGCCGGCCAAAGTTAAATATATTAGATTATGATACATATAAACAATATAGTTTAAACAATTTTATCGGAAAAGGAACCCTTGAAAATGTAATTGCTGGTAAGAATTTAGAAACAGCCAATAATAAGGTTAATTTAGTAAATGAAAATTCAACGGATACACAATATCCAAGTGCAAAATGTACTTATAAAATCAAAAATAATTTAGATAGGTTAAAAGATAATGTACTTGAGGTAGGAGAGGCAAGCGATACATATATTCATGTGAAGGATAGTTCTTTAAATGAATTAAAAGAATTAGAAGTTGAGGGTGTTTGCAAACAACAAACTACAACTGGTAAAAATTTATTACCTAATAAAATTCAATCAAAGACTGTTAATGGTATTACTTGTACAAATAATAATGACGGAACTGTCACTTTAAATGGAACTACTACTGCGAAAACGTACTTATCTCCATCTTCTGCGGGTTTTATATCATTATCTTTAGATGGTGATTATACGTTTAGTGCAAATACTTATAACAATATATCATATGCTTTATATCATGGTTCTGCAGAAACATTTTTTTGGGCCGTTACTTCTAACAAGACTTTTAGTGCTACAGGTTCTTTTGACAATGTAAGACCTCAAATAAATATTGAAAGTGGTATAACGCTAAACAATGTTATAATTAAATTCCAACTTGAAAAAGGCTCAACGGCTACAGAATATGAATCATATACAGGAGGACAAGCAAGCCCTTCGCCAGATTATACGCAAGAAATTAAAACAATAACAGATAGTTTGAATATGACTAGCAATAATGGGAAAGATGAAACAGAAGAAAATTATCTTGAAAGTGTCATAACAGCCAACCTTCCAGAAGGGGAATTTATAGGTAAATTAAATGATACTGATAAAGATACATTAAAGGTAGTTTATAAAGAAGATGGAAAATATCATTTAGTATTAAACAAGATTATTAGTAAGACTGTTTTAAATGGAACTCAACCAATTAGCTATTCAAAAGTGATTAATGATGATAAATTTGTTGCACAATTTAATATAGGAACTGCTATCAAATCAAGTTCAACAATGATTTCTGATAAATTTATTTATATGTCTAATGGTTGGGCAAGTAATTCAGAAAATATTTCCACTGGTGGTTCAAATAACAATCTATTGCAAATGAAGATATTACAATCAAGACTTGAAGAAATTTCAAGTAATGGGCTAACCAATTGGCTATCAACACATCCTGTAGAAGTATATTACGCACTAGAAAATCCATATGAAGCCGATCTAGGAATTGTAGATATGCCTTTATCTTATAGCGGAGTAACCAACATATTTACTGATAGTGATTTATTACCAAAAATCAATGCCAAATATTATAAAGACTTTAAACTATCAATAAAAAATTATATCAATGGTTATATAGATAATAAGTTAAACGAATTACAATCAACTGCAAATGATGTTGCAACTGCAGATAATACACAATCAGATGAAAATCAGAATAATGATTTGAGTTAGGAGGTAAACATGGAAAATATAGTACAACTTGTTTTTAATTATGGTATTGGTTTTGTAATTGTTGGCTTATTTATCTACGACTGGTTTACAAATAAAAAAGACATTAAAATGACACTGAAACAAAATGAGAAATGTCTCGGGGAAATATCTGTTTCAGGAAAAAATACAGAAAAAAGTTTAACACTATTACAACAAAGTATGAATCTTGTTCAACAATCAATGGATGAACAGAAAGAAATAATGCTTACGCATGATAAAAAAACTGAGCACACACAATTTATTGTGGAAGAAATAAAAAATAATTTAGAAAAGAGGTAAATAATTTATGAAAAAAGCATGGGATGATTTAAAGAGTTTTGTAACAGTAATAATGACATTAGCAATGGTTGTGTTATTATTTGTACCGTTTGAAGTTAACAAAGAGGTATTAATGCTATTTAGTACTTCATACGGAGCAGTAATGACATACTTTTTTAATAAAAAAAAGGAGGTTGAGTAAATATGGCAACTACAGATAAAAGAACGGAAGAATCAGAAATTATTGGAATTGTAGAGGGAGATGAGTAGTTATGATTAAAGGTCAAAAGTCTATTCGTGGGGGTATAGAAGATTTTCTATGCCCATTCACAGATATGTATATAACGCAGGGTTCGAATAGTAATTTTTCACACAAAGGAATAATGGCTAACGATGTTAGAGGTGCTCAAGTTGGAATCAAATATCCTTACTATGCACCTTGTACTTCTAAATGTTTAAAAACATATCCATCATCAGGACAAGCAATGTGGCAATCTGTAAATAAGGTTAGATTTGCAAATGGGAGAATAGATTACGCTACATATATGACAGCACATGATAATAGTTTAGACGTAAAAGTAGGGCAAGTTGTTCCTCAAGGAAGTCAATTAGGTAATATGGGAACCAAAGGTGTTGGAACAGGTGTTCATTGTCATATTGAGGTATCGCAGTCATCAGATACAACTTGGAGAAAGAAATCTAGTTTTGTTTATAACGGCAGAACATATCCTATATATGGTTTTAATAATGAATATGATCTAGATGATTGCTATTTTGTTGATAATACCAATATATTAAATGGCATGGGAGGTAATTGGAGAACAACAGATAAGGTACCAGTAAATAATCCACAGCCTCAAGGTGCAGACCAAATACTTTACAAAGGCAGTAAAGTAAGATTTAATGGAGTATTTAAAGTAGATATTCTAAAAAGTCCATTGTCAAGTAATTTGTTCGGTTGTTGTCAACTAACAGGTTGCTCTTATAATTCATATAAAGCTGAAAAAGTAAAATCTTATCACTGGTTACCAACAGGACCATTTGTAGAATGCGATGTAAATGGAAACCCTACAAAAGACCAAGTTCTAAGTGGTAGTAATTCATATGTTAAGAATGATAGAATTTATACTGTGGAAGATATAGACACAAAAAGTAATTCAGCTAAACTTATTATAGATGGTAGAGTAGTATGGGTATTTAGTAAATATTTATATGAAGTTAGCAATAGTTAAAAATTGTATTTTTATTTATAAAAACAGCTGAAATATACAAAATTTATTTAGATAAAATGTAAAATTACAATAAAAATGTACTGTATTTAGTCAAAATTGACTCTTTGCAGTACATCTTTTTTTGTGCAATAATTTGGCACGAAAGGGGGATTTTATATGTTTACAAAAATCTTAAATGAAGATGAAACAAAAAAGTTTGTTGAATTGACATCATTAAAAGCAAGTAAAGTTTTCATAAGCAAAAACAAAAAATATTATTATGCTATTATTTTTAATCAAAATATTAAAATAAGAATTAGCAAAGAATTAGCTAGTAAGTTTATATAATAAATAAATATATAAGTATGGGCTTCGGATTTTTTGTTCTTTTATATATAATAAAATCATGATTTTCATAATCACATTTTAATTTATTTCTTATAATATTGAATAGAAAAATTGAATTAGCATAAACATTAAATAAAACAGTTTGTAAATTTAAAATAAAAATGTTATTATAAATAACATTGATGTGGTATAATATAAATAGAATAGGGTGATGATAATGAGCGATAGAATAAGAAAAGAAGTTAATCGCAATATTATTGAAAATTCATATTATTTGATAAATCTTTTTGACAATGATAAGAAAAAAGGATCTAATAAATCTATTACTAATTTGAAACTACAAAAATTGATGTATTTCGTTGAAGCATATTACATGGTAAAAAATAAAAATGAAAATGAATTGTTTAATTCACAGTGGAGTGCGTGGGACTATGGTCCAGTTAATAAGGATTTATATAATCACTATAAAAAATTCGGAAGTATGGAGATAACATTATCTACTGAAGCAATATATATTGGTGAAAATTTACCTGAAATAAATAAAGATTATATTGATAGAATTTATAACTTATTTGGTAGCTTTACTGCATTTGATTTAGTAACATTAACTCATTTAACTGGTTCTCCATGGGATAAAATATACAAAAGTAATAAATATCCTTTTGATAAATTAAACGAATCTATTATCCAAAAAAATGATACTAGAGATTGGTTTAGTATGCAATTTGATTTTCTTTTTAAAGATAGTGAGGAAAAATAGGT